ATTGATCCTACTATTACAAATGATCAGTTGGAAGAAATATCTAAAAGCGGACAAAGCTGGTATGACTATTATAATGTTGCTCAGTATTACAATAATGATATTTTTTACAGAGACACTGTGACATTAATGTACTTTAATTATAAGACCACTAAAAAAATGGTTTATAAGAAAAAGGTATATGAAGGTGGTGGATCTAAAGTTATAGAAAAAGATGATCAATTTAATCCTCCAGCAGAAATGATGGAAGAGGGTAAATTCGAAAAGTTTGAAAAAACAATAGACGTTTGGTACGATGGGGTTATGGTTATGGGAACAAACTACTTGCTAAAGTGGGAGTTGTCAGAGAATATGGTTAGACCAAAATCATCTGCTCAACACGCATTACCAAATTATGTAGCAGTCGCTCCTAGAATGTACAAAGGATCTATAGAGTCTTTAGTTAGACGAATGATTCCTTTTGCAGATTTAATACAGATAACACATCTTAAATTACAGCAAGTTATTTCTAAGGTTGTACCAGATGGTGTATTCATTGATGCTGATGGATTAAATGAAGTTGATATGGGTACGGGTAATGCGTATAATCCTGAAGATGCTTTACGACTATACTTTCAAACAGGTAGTGTTATTGGTAGAAGTTACACAGGTGATGGGGAGTTTAATAACGCTAGAGTTCCTATTCAGCAACTGACTTCAAATTCAGGCGCTTCTAAGACTCAAATGCTTATAGCTAACTATAATCATTACTTAGGAATGATACGTTCTGTAACAGGCTTAAATGAAGCGAGAGATGGTAGTACACCAGATCCTAATTCTTTAGTTGGTTTACAAAAGCTAGCAGCTTTAAATTCAAACACTGCAACAAGACATATTCTTGATGGTAGCTTGTATTTATTTAGAAGTATTTCAGAAGCACTAACTTATCGTGTTGCTGATATATTAGAGTATTCTGATTTTAAAGATGACTTTTCAAATAAAATAGGAAAATACAACGTAAGTATATTAGGAGATATTTCTGATCTGTATATTTATGATTTCGGTATATTTATTGAAATAGCTCCGGACGAAGAGGAAAGAGCACAGCTTGAGCAAAATGTTCAAATGGCTTTATCTAAAGGAGATATTAATTTAGAAGACGCTATAGATATTAGAGAGATTAAGAACTTAAAACTTGCTAACCAATTATTAAAGGTTAAGCGTAAAGCAAAGCAGGAAAGAGAAGAGCAAATGCAGATGCAACAACAAGCAATGCAGTCTCAACAACAACTTAAATCTCAAGAGATGGCTGCTCAGGTAGCTATGCAGAAACTTCAAATGGAAACTCAAGCTAAAATGCAAGCGGTGCAAGCTGAACAACAAGGTGAAATACAGAAGCTACAGATTGAAGCTCAGTTGAAAGGTCAGCTTATGGATAAAGAATTCCAAATGAATATGCAGTTACGTGGTATGGAGGTTGAGTCTTTATCTGAAAGAGAGAAGCAAAGAGAGGGCGCAAAATCTAAAAGAATAAGCCAGCAAAATACAGAACAAAGTAAACTAATAAATCAAAGAAAAAATAACTTACCTCCATTGTCTTTCGAGTCTAATGAAGATAGCTTAGATGGATTTGATTTAGCAGAGTTTGATCCAAGATAAATTAAATTAAATTAAAAATTAAATAATATGGAATTAAAAGTTAGATCAATAGAAGGTATTGAGCAAAAAAGTGTACAAGAGGTTGAAGAACAATTACTGGTTAAGCATGAGGAAAGTCTTGACGATCCTAAACCAGTAGATGACACTCCTGTAGTTGAACAAAAAACTGAAGTAGATCCTGTTAAATCAGAAACAATTGTTCCTGAGATTAATGAAGAGGGTGTTCTTTCATTTATAAAAGAAAAGTATAATAAGAAGATAAATTCTGTAGAAGAACTATTTGCTGAAAGAGAGCAGAGAGAAGAACTTCCAGAGGATGTAGCTGCTTATTTAAAGTATAAGAAGGAAACAGGGAGAGGATTTGAGGATTTCTCTAAATTAAATAGAGATATTGAAAGCATCGATCCTGATAAACTTCTACGTGACTATTTAACTGCAACAGAAAAAGGTCTTGACGCAGAGGATATTGAATCTTTAATGGAGGATTATTCTTATGATGAAGAGATAGACGATGAAACTACAGTTAGAAAAACAAGGTTACAAAAGAAAAAGGCGATTGCCAAGGCCAAAGATTATTTTGAATCTGAAAAAGAAAAATACAGTGTTCCTCTTGAGTCAAGTGGGAGTTCTATTTCTGATGAGGATGCAAAATCGTTAGAGGAGTATAAGCAATATGTTCAAGAGTCGAGTACTTACGAGGATGAAGTTAAACGTAAATCAGAGTGGTTTACAAAAAAAACGGATGAAGTTTTCGGAAGCGAGTTCAAAGGTTTTGAGTTTGCTCTTGATGAAGACAAAAAAGTTTTCTTTAGCCCCGGGGATGCAAGTGAATTAAAAAGTCTCCAACAGAATCCATCAAACTTTATACAAAAGTTTTTGGATAATGATGGATTACTTAAAGATGCAGTTGGATACCACAAGTCATTGGCGATGGCTATGAATCCTGAAAAGTTTGCTAAGTTCTTTTATGAGCAAGGTAAATCAAATGCAACGGAGGATGTTATGCGTAAAACAAAAAATATTAATATGACTACACGCAGTGCACCAGAAGTTACAAGTAAAGGAGGAATGCAAATTAGAGCCGTTAATCCATCTTCAGGGAAGGGTTTACGGATTAAGAGTAGAAAATAAAAGTTTAAAAATTTAAAAAGTAAAATTATGGCAGTACAACCAAGTCCAGGTTTTGCTTTGCAACCAAGTGCAGAGCAAGTACCTTTATCAACAAACTACATTACTAACTTCGATTTCTTAAATCAGTATTTACCAGATACTTATGAGAAAGAATTTGAAAGATATGGTAATCGTACAATTTCATCATTCTTAAGAATGGTAGGAGCAGAGATGCCTTCTAACTCAGACCTTATCAAATGGGCAGAGCAAGGAAGATTACACACTAAATACGTAAGCTGTACAGTTTCTGGAGTAGCTGGAGACGATGTTACAACTGTAACTGTAGGAGATGCTTTAGTTCCAGGAAGTGGATCTATCGCAGTAAGAGCTGGTCAAACAGTAATGATTTCTGATAATGCAGGAACAGGATCTAACAAAGCAATCGTAACAGCAGTAGATACTGCAGCAGGAACTTTTGACATAGCTTTTTACGAAGCAGCAGGTCAAGCTTTCGCTACAGATGTAACTGCAAGTGTATTTATTTATGGTTCTGAATTCAAGAAAGGAACTGGAGGAATGAATGGTTCTTTAGAAGCTGATGATATCATCTTCGAAAACTCACCAATTATTATCAAAGATAAGTATGCAGTATCAGGATCTGATATGGCACAAATTGGATGGGTAGAAGTAACTACTGAGAATGGAGCAGCAGGATACTTATGGTATCTTAAATCAGAGCACGAAACTAGATTACGTTTTGACGATTATCTAGAAACTGCAATGATCGAAGCAGTTCCAGCTGAAGCTAATTCAGGAGCAGCTAATGCAGCGCTTAATCCAACTTATGGAAACAAAGGATCTGAAGGAGTTTTCTATGTTGTAAACAACAGAGGAAATGTATGGGGAGCTGGAAATCCAACTACTTTAACTGAATTTGACACTATCGTATCAAGATTAGATAAGCAAGGAGCTATTGAAGAGAATGTATTATTCGTAGACAGAGACTTTGGTTTCGATATCGATGATATGTTAGCTGGATTAAACGGTTATAGTTCAACAGGTGCTGCTAACTTTGCATCATTCGGTTTATTCGATAATGATAAAGATATGGCATTGAACTTAGGATTTACAGGATTCCGTAGAGGATATGACTTTTACAAGTCTGACTGGAAATACTTAAATGACCCAACAATGAGAGGTAGCATGAGTGGTGTTGCAGGATCTGGAAAAGTAAATGGATTATTAGTACCAGCAGGTTCTACTTCTGTTTATGACCAAATCTTAGGTAAAAACGCGAAGAGACCTTTCTTACACGTACGTTATAGAGCTTCAGAAACTGAAGACAGACGTTACAAAACTTGGATCACAGGTTCAGCAGGTGGAGCTCAAACAAGCGATTTAGATGCAATGGAAGTTCACTTCTTATCTGAAAGAGCAGTTTGTACTTTAGGTGCTAACAACTTCTTCTTATTCAACGAGTAGGGAAATAGTTATTATGTAATATTACCCTCGTTATATTAACGGGGGTAATTATTACTTGTATTAAAATTTAAATATTATTAAATCATGAAAAAAACAAAACAATTAGTAGACAAAGTCTACAAACTAAAAAATGACGCAGCTCCATTATCTTTTATGCTGCCAACAAGAAATTCACGTAGATATCCTTTAATGTACTTTGATGAAGAGATGGGACAAAATAGATCTCTTCGTTATGCAAGAAACCAAAAATCACCGTTTGAGGATGATCAAGATGGTAATGCAATACTAGAACCTGTTATATTTGAAGATGGATTCTTAAGAGTACCAAGAACAAACCCAGTTTTACAAGAGTTCCTACACTATCATCCAATGAATGGATTAAAGTTTCATGAAGTTGATGAGGAGAAAAATGCAGCTTTAATTGTTGAAACACTTAATCTTGAGGTGGATGCGTTAATAGAGGCTAGAGGTTTACCTGTAGATATGATTGAAAGCGTAAGTTTAGTTCTTTTTGGAAACAGTGCCTCTAAGGTATCAACATCAGAACTTAAAAGAGATATATTAGTATATGCTAAGAAATATCCTAAAGACTTCTTAAACGTTCTTAATGACCCTATGTTAAAACTACAGGCCAATGTTCAAATGTTTTTTGACAATAAGCTATTGACTTTTAGGAAGAACAAAAAAGAAGTTTGGTTCAATACAAGCTCAAATAAAAATAGAATGCTTGTAGTACCATTTGGAGAGGAAGCGAACTATATTGTATCTTCTTATCTATCTAGTGATGATGGTATTGAAACATTAAAAATGTTAGAAAGCTTACTTGAGAATTAAGCAGTTTATATAATATTTTAAAGAAGGGGTCTAAAATTAGACCTCTTTTTTTTTTACTTATCTTTGTAAAAAAGTTTACAATGATAAACACGGTAAGAAATACGGTTCTGTCTGTGCTCAATAAAAATAATTATGGGTATATATCTCCATCTGATTTTAATTTGTTTGCAAAGCAAGCGCAGTTAGATATATTTGAAAGTTACTTTTACGAGTATAATTATCAGATCAATAAGGAAAACGCTCGTCAATCAGGAACGGGGCTAGCAGATATAAAGAAAGGAATTGAAGAGTCTATAGATATATTTTCTGTAACAAAAGGATTGTACATAAATACAGATAATTTATATTACCTACCATCACCAGCAACTACAGGTAGTGATTACTATTTACTTAATAAAGTTTTAGTATACCAAAACATAGTAGTGGTGGGAGAGACAACATCTTTTACTGCCGGAGGAAATGTATTAACTGACAGTAATGCTGAGTTTGTTTCAAATGGTGTAAGTGTAGGAGATATTATAGCTGTAGAGAACGGTGGTGTTCAATATATAAAAGTAGTACAAGTTGTGGATGAGGTGACAATAAACACAACAGGTGGTTATTTTGATGCTTCATCTAAAAAATATACCATATATAAAAAAGACACTAAACTTCAAGAGGCTGAGTTTGTTTCTAATAGTAAGATTACTATGCTTAACAATTCTGTTTTAACTTCACCTAGTTTATTATTCCCTGCTTATACGCAAGAAGCAAATACATTAACAGCACATCCTGATTCTTTAGCATCAGTTGGTCAAGTGTTGGCTCAGTATATTAGATACCCTAAAGATCCTAAGTGGACATATATCGAAATACAAAGTGGACAACCTATATTTGATTCAACGCAAAGTGATTATCAAGACTTTGAAATACCGTTTGATGATCAAGTCACTTTAATATTAAAGATTCTTCAGTATGCTGGGATATCGATTAGGGAGGGTGATGTTTATAATTTTGCAAACACAGAAGAAAACGAAAACACTAAAGAACAATCGTAATGGCATATATATCAGAATATCAGTACTATGAAAATAACGGAACAACTCCTACAGATTCAAACTGGGGTTCATATCAGTATGTATCATTGTTTGATATAGTTAACAATTTTATGTTAATGTATGCTGGAAACCATAACGTTATAAATAATGAAGAAAGGTTTAAGGTTTTATTTCACGCTAAGAGATCTATTCAGGAATTAAACTACGATGCTTTTAAAGAAATAAAAGTACTAGAATTAAATGTTACTGAAAATTTAAGGTTTGTATTACCTTCAAACTATGTAAATTGGGTTAGAGTATCTCAATACAGAAATGGAGTTCTATATCCTTTAAGTGAAAACATACAAACATTATCATCAAATGCTTATTTACAAGATGAGACAGGTAGGATTCTTTTTGACCAGGATGGTAATATATTAAGACCTGAAAACTCTAACATAGATTATGATAGAATAACAGGCCAGAAAAAAAGTATCTATTTAGATCAAAACAATGGTCAATTTAATGGCCTGCCAGGATACAATGTAGATGGAGCATGGTATTTTGATTATGG